CGTATCCACGCAGCACTCGATGCTCACTACGCTCAAGGTCTTCCACTTATTCAAGCACACGCAGATTTAGTAGAAACAGACCGTCAACTTCTTCTTGCTGATTTTCAAGATACCTTTCAACTTGAGCAAGAAGCAGAGATGGGTCGAATTATGCTTGAGGGATATGAGCAATGGGTGGAAGAAAATGGAATCGATGCTGAGCTAGAAGTTATATCTACTGAAGAGCAGATTGTTGCACCTCTATTTAATGGAGAAGTAGAGCTTCAAGGCAAGCTTGATATGCGTGTTCGCCGTAAGGCTGATGGAGTTCGTATGTTCCGTGACTTTAAGACTGTTGGCGGATCACTTAGCGACTTTGCAAACCTTGCACCTATGAATGAGCAGGTTCTAACCTACATGCTTCTTGAATCTACAAAAGCAGATGAAGCAGAGCGTTCTGAAGGTGGCATTTTTACAATGCTAAAGAAAGTAAAGCGCACAGCAAACGCTCGTCCGCCTTTCTACGATCAAATTGAAGTTAGACATAACATTTTTACAATGCGTTCTTTTTGGAACAGAATTCATGGAACTATTGCAGATCTTATGAATGTAAGAAAAGCTCTTGACACAGGAGCTGAACCAGCATACGTTGCATACCCACGACCAACTCGTGATTGCAAATGGAAATGCCAATTTTTCGCTATATGCCCAATGTTCGACGACGGAAGCGCTGCCGAGCAAGCACTTAGCGATTCATATGAGGTCGCAGACCCATATGCGTACTACGAAACCGACAAAAAAGGAAGCGAGTGACGATGAGCGAAATTCAACGCTCTCTTACTGTAATGGTGTACGGAGAGAGCAAGGTTGGTAAATCAAGTCTTGCTGTCACCGCACCTTACCCACGGCTCATGCTTGATGTTGAAGGCGGTCACAGGTTTTTGCCTATCGTCGTCAAGTACTGGGATCCACTGCGTGAGGAACCACCTATCGCAGATGGCACATGGGACACTGTCGTAGTCACAGTTCGTGATTACGATACTGTTCTAAAAACATACCAATGGCTTCAACTTGGAAAGCATCATTTCAAGAGTCTTATTATTGACTCTGTATCTGAGCTCCAAGTGAAGTGTTTGGAGAACATTGCTGGTGTTAATCAAATGACGCAGCAGCAGTGGGGAGAGTTGTTACGCCACATGGGAGGTCTTTTACGAGATCTTCGTGACCTAACAATGCATCCAACCAATCCGTTAGAAGCGGTAGTTTTAACTGCAATGGCTCGTCTTGACAAGGATGGTCGTTATCGTCCATATCTTCAAGGACAACTTGCAATTCAAGCTCCGTACTTCTACGACATTCTGGGAGCAATTACCGTTGAAGAACGAATGAACCCAGATCCAACTCAACCTCCATTTAAAGTTCGTCGAATGTATGTTGAGCGCACTAATCAACACGAAGCTGGCGAGCGTGTTCAAGGACGCCTCGGCAAAGTCGTAGAACAACAAGACATGTCAATTGAGCGAATGCTCGACATTGTTTTTGGACCAAAACAAGCAGCGGCAGCTGAAACAACAACACAGAAAGAAGGCACTCAGTGAGTTCACGCAATTGGGCAGACCTCATTAAAGACGCTGGTGATTCGGGTAATTACGATCCGCTACCAGACGGCGATTACGATCTCGTAGTCGTTGAAGCCACTGCGACAACATCGCAATCTGGCAAAACCATGTTCAAAGTAAAAGCGCAGGTTGAGGGCGGAGCTCACAACAAGCGTCTAGTTTGGGACAACTTAGTTGTCTCTCCTGATTCACCAGCAGCGCTGGGAATCTTGTTTAAGAAGTTCCATGCCATGGGAATTGGTCGTGGATACTTTGATAACAACCCAACCAATGCTCAAATTGAGCAAGCACTCATGGGTCGTCGATTCCGTGCACAGATTGGTAGCCGTCTTTATAACGGCGCTAAGAAGAACGAAATCAAGAACTACTACCCAAGCGCACAGACAGTTGCTGCAATGAATGGCGAGACAGCCTCTCCAGCACCTGCAACTGCTGCTGCACCTGCTCCAGCACCTGCTCCAGCGCCAGCGCCAGCACCTGCTGCAGCTCCAGCCTCACCGTTCTAAGCTGGTTTTGCTAGGTTGCTACCCAACGAAAAGCGTTGGGTAGCAATTTAGTAATCCAAGATAAGGAAATTATGAAGATACTAGTTACTGGATGCACAGCATCTCAGTCATCCCAAAATGCAATAAGTCGTTATCCGACTTTTACTGGTCTTCTTCATAATGTTTTTATCGAGCTAGGACATGAAGTTGTTCTTACAAAGCCACACTTTACACACACAAAAGAGTATTTAGATCAGTACGATGCTATTTTTGTAGGGCTAGCATCCCCATCAAATATATCGGCCCACTATGCTCACGGGGCCTTTGCATTGGCAAATAAAGCAAGAGAGCTTGGGAAGCTTCGTTTAGTTTTAGATATGCCAGAGCCACAGAAGATTAAAACAACTATTAGGGATTTTTATACAGGGACAGATAATTTTTATAAAGATTTTTACTCTAAAAGAATTCAATATGATAACGCTTTAAAACCAGAAAACAAAGAACAGATACTATCTTTTGTAGATTATCTACATAATAACAAGTGGGCTCAAACATATGTACCTAGTATGCCTTGGTTTTCTAAGAAAGTAGTTACAAAAAACGTTCCTAATTTAGACGAAAATAGCATAGTGCCACTATGTTTTGATAGAGTTTTAATAGATGAGTCTGAGGATAGAGTTTCTCCTGTAGATAAAACATATTGGTGTGCTGACAACCCTAAATCTGCGTGGACAAAGAAAACATCTTCAAACCTTACTCTTCCAATTGAGTCTATTAGATACAATAATTACAGCAAAAAAGATGCAGTTCAATTAAAAATGCAAAGATCTGTTGGGACTTTAATAAGTACCTATCAGGGTGGAGACCCTTGGTGGTCTGTCGCAATATCACAATCACTCATAGCAGGTGTTCCTGTTGTTACTGAATGGCGTCATACCGCCGAGCTAGGAGCAGAATGGGCGTATTTACCTTCGACAATAGAGGAGATGAGTCCAGAAGAAAGATTAGTGGTGGCTCAAACACAAAAAGATTTTTACAGAGAGGCAGTTCCGTCATACGAAGACTCTCTGGAAAAAACAGCGAGAGCTCTGGACAACCAGAGCCAGTTGTTGTTAGTCTAGGAAAGACTGTACGAAAGGACAGCGAAATGGCCAAAGTAGATATGCCGTGGGTCAAAGAACAATTGACCAACAATCGCACTAAAAGGATTGTTGGCGATCATGTTATTGCCCTACTGGAGAAATGGGAGGATCTTAAAAACACAGATCCAGACCCAGCGAAGAATGAGGCAAACCTAAGTCAGATTGTTGAGCTATTTGGCAAACTAGCTTTAGGTCATGCAATTATCGTAGAAAACAAAAACGAACGGTGGGTACCAGCTCAGTCTGGACAAATTGTCGTTGCTGATGAAGTAAGAGTCAAATGGAATGCATTTGATGGCGAGATGGGAAAACTACACAATGGTCGCCGTGGCAAAGTAGTAAGTATTCGTTACGGAGATATTATTGTAAAAACAACTGACGGGAAAGAACCCGTACTTGAAGGCTATCATTACACACCTCAACAACTAGAAAAAAGGACAAACTAAATGCAAAATGTATTTTTCAGACTTATGGTTCATGGAAAAAGCTATGATGAAGTTGTAGATATTTTAGAAACTAAACTATCCAACTTTACAAAAACTCCTAAAGAAGATATTAAAACTAAGTTTAATATTGACTATAACTTCTATATGTCTAATGATGATGGAGTTACAGACCCAACATACTCTGCTGAAGTAGTTGCAAGAATGCGTAACTATGGACAAAAGTAGTGAGGAGATTAGAGAGGTTGTAGATAACCCTCCAAGAGTAGAAGCTCTTCGTGAAGCAGCTCGAATCATATCTGGTGATAGAAATAAGAGCTATGGTGGCCCAGAAGAAAACTTTACAAGGACTGCTCAAATATGGTCTGTAATTTTGGGTATCCCTATAACTAATGAGCAGGTAGCTATGATGATGGTAGGTCTTAAAGTGGCAAGATTTGCTCACGGTGCTGGCTTTCAGCCTGATACTTGGATTGATATTGCTGGGTATGCAGGGTGTGGCTACGAAGTGGGAAAGATAGCGTCAGAACAAATTAAATAGTTTCTTGGAGGGGAACATGTCAAAGCTTGTACCACCTTGGCAATATAAAGAACCTCTTTGCGCCGAAATAGGCGTGGAGTTGTTTTTTACAGAAGACAAAGATGAAGAAGTTATAGGGCAAAGACTTAATGGGTATATAGAAGCCAAAAAAATATGCTCAAGATGTTCTCATATTGATGAATGCGGTCAATGGGCCATAAAAAATGAAAAACACGGTTTTTGGGGTGGATTTTCACCAGAAGAAAGAAAACAAATTCGTGGTAAATTAAATATAATACTTAAGGAAGATCTCCCCTCTGCCTCATAAGAGTAGACTTAACGTTGTAACCTATTGAAAGTTGGGCTTATGGCTGCTGAACCAGTTATCAGTCCTTTTCCTGTCTGTGAATCTTGTTGGATGGGGGAGCATGCTAAATGGGAACCTGAAAGTATGGATAAAAATGGACGCATACTGATGCGTTTAAAAGGCGTAGAAGTCCCTAGTAAGGTTAACAATGGATCTGTA